CACAAAAAGAGATCTTCCGAGACCTTGACACCGTAGAGATGAAGATCAAGATGATGGGCAAGAAGTCGGGCAAGATGCGTATCAAATACATGCCTGCACAGAGCACAGTGAACGACATCCGGGCGTATCTCAAAGAACTGCAGATACAGACCGGATTGAAGGCAGATTTCCTGTGTGTGGATTATTTGGATCTACTCATGCCAGTGAGTGCCAAGGTATCACCCAATGACCTGTTTGTCAAAGACAAATATGTGTCGGAAGAACTGCGCAACCTGGCCAAAGAACTCAACATCTTATTTGTCACAGCAAGCCAGTTGAATCGTGCGGCAGTGGAAGAAATTGAGTTTGACCATAGCCATATCTCAGGTGGTATTTCTAAGATCAATACTGCGGACAACGTATTTGGTATCTTTACATCGAGAGCCATGCGTGAGCGTGGTCGCTATCAATTACAGTTGATGAAGACTCGTAGTTCCTCGGGTGTAGGACAGAAAGTGGAGCTGGAATTTGATATCGAAAGCCTGCGCATCCGAGATCTTGCGCAGGATGAAGGTTATCAAGAGTTCAAAAAACGTGCGCCATCGATCTATGAGTCGATCAAGGCCAAAAGTACCTTGACAGACGACGAACCCAATGCCACTGTTGCTGACGAGCCAGGAAAAATCACGGCAGAAGTACAGTCATCAAAACTTAAAAGCCTATTGAATCAAATCAAAAGTGTTTGAAGTCAAAGTCATAGTGTTTACCGGCCGATAGTTTTGAATCTATGTCCGTGATCCAATCAATTGTGATTGGAGACACAGGATATTCTGGTAAATGTTCATTGACCCAGGCAAGGTGTTGCAATGGACTTGGATGCATATCAACTGTGTTCCAAAGATTTGAAGATATCGTTCTGTCTTGCTTAATCATGTCACAAAAGTCATATAGTTCTTGTTTCACAAATGCATCAAGAGGCATGTTGCGATACTGTCCATCTAGAATTTGATCCAACGGGGGCCAACTTGCACCTGCCATCCTATCGTAAAGTTGCCGCGCAGATTTTAAACTCTGTGGATGTAAACGATATGGTTTTTGATTGGGCGTCATGGGTGCATATTTGATACGGTCTAAGATTGGACCATAGAGTTTGTATGGCTCAGTATCGCCATCAAATTCCTGCCAATGCAACATTTTATAGTTGATCTTGAGGTAATCTAGCATGTACTGTACAGATGCCATCCACGCAAATGACAACCATTGATAACCGACAGGACATGACAACGGTATATCTTTGCGAGATAGATCAAAATATTGATTCACAAAGTGAGACCATTCATTGATCTGATAGTAATCAATTCTAGCCAAACCCGACCAAAGTATGATCACGGTATCATCGGGCCGGAATTTATGAGTCAGATGGCATCGATTTATCGCGTTGAGAATATAATTATTGCCGGCTCCGGGACGACCCCAATTGTAAAATTCAGTGAAACTCCTGCCTATGATATCTGCCCAGGTAGGATAGTGATAAGAGGTGTGGCTGCAACCAAATGTGAATAGTCTCATTGATTTAGATACTCGTCAATTTTTATGCTTTTGACATTGGATTTTTGACACATCAAAAACTGGCTACCGTCTCTGTTTTGACGTTCGCCTTGTCCTACTATCACAGAGCCTGAATCATACTTAATGGGCCGATCCACGATAAGGTCCACATACTCTCCTTCGCCTACTCCCAGGGTGATGAAGTGAATATATTTTTGTCGATCTCTGCGGAATACCCGGCTGTTGGCCACGATACCAGCAAACTCAAACTTATCCAAGTAGAGATTCCTTACTCCCATTCGCGGCAAGAAGCCCGGAGAATTCCAGCAGCCATGCTCCACAAATGACTCCACAGGATCTTCAGTGATCCAGTTGTCAAATCCAAGATCGCGCAGGTCCCAGCCTGCTCGCTTGGCTTCGTTGCGATAGACCCAACGAGCATAACTTCCTTGGCAATGCTTGAGTGCGGCACGCCAGAACTCTCTGGGGTTGTGTGCTTTCTGCCAGGCCAGGGCCCAGATCAAGCGGCCAAGGTTCACAGCATGTGCGCGGCACAGGCCAAAACCTGATAAACTCTGCATCTCTTGATAGATGGCGTGTCGATCAGGGTGGTCACCCAGCCGAGCCATGAACTCCATGACCTTTTCTTCGTTGCGCTTGGCAAAGGCCCGGCGATACATGTCGGCTTCGTAGGCATTTACAGAGATCAGTTTCATGATCTTTTCTATGGCATCGTCTTCGCATACTATGGCCGACTCTTGCACAGTTTTTTTGGTCCAGTCATGGAAGAACGAAGCCTTTTTACGACCTTCCACGGCCACGGGTCGTACCAAGGCCGTGGCAAACACACAGTCTTCTACAGACGTGGGCTTGATGGCTCGGAACAGTCGGCGCATGGCCGGGGATTCTCCCTGTGTCACTCCCAAGACATCCCCGCGCTGTAGCAGATCCGCTGTGAGATCATCTTCCTTGGGATATTCGTGTATCCGGCGGGCGGCATCAATCTCCATGAGTTGGCTGAGCCCACGATTGGCCAGGATGTCTACTTTGAGGTGCTCGAGATCCTCTACTTCGTTTTTGTCCAGCAAGATGAGATTGTCATCGCGGAACAGGCTCTGCGGTAACTTGCGATCAAACACTATGACTCCACCGCAGTGCTTGCTCAGGCAACGTTTCTTGCCCATGAGTTTTTTCTCTATGCGGCGTGCTTCTTCCACATCCACGCCCAGTTTGGCATAGTCTATTTCCTTGGGCAAGCGTCCTCGAGCGCCCAGGCGCTTGGCTGCTTCGCGCCGGGCCGATTTTTCTTTGTACATCACATAGTTGCTGATGCGAGCAGTCTTGCCGGGCCAGGCATCAAAGATCCTTTGCATGGCCAACTCTTGTTGGTGGTGTGGCACATCGATGTCCACATCAGGCAGATCGTCTCGGAAGGGATTGAGGAATCGGGCCAGGGGTATGCGCCATTCTATGGGATCCACATCTGTTATGCCCATGAGATAGCACACCAGGCTGGATCCTGCGGATCCGCGTGTCATGTGTGGTATGTCTTTATTGAGATCTAGGACCCTGCGTATCTTGAGGAAATAATCCGTGAATCTCTGGTTGATGATTATGCCAAATTCTTCTGCTAATCTTTCTTGGTAGTCCAGTGTGTCCGGACAGGACCTGCGGAATTCTGCTAACAATTCCTCGATCTGCTGTAATTCTGTCGCCATAATGTATGCCTTTAAATATGCCTGTGTGATATTTACGGTAGTTGGAATCGGTCACCACAATAAATAATAAAAAGGTCCAGGCAACATGCAGAAAAAAACCCGTAGCATATTAGAAGAATTGGATTCCATTTACCAGGAACGGCATGCTGAAAAGGATCGTCGCTACATCATCGAGAGCCGGGCCAACAATGTTATCGCTTCTGCTGTGCGTCTTGTGGAGCAGATCGAAGAGAGCTATCCCCCGGATCAAGCAGAAAACCTGGTACGCAAATTGTTGAATGCTATACGTTCCAAAGACGCAGGAAAATTTACACGATCAGTGAGACGCACAGATGCAGATTAACGAAGGCGGCAACGTATTCAAGGACGATCAAGGGCAGCCGCTTACACGCCGGATCCTACAGCCAGAAATAGGTCCCACAGTAGACTGGTTAGAACAGGTCACGGGCCTGGATTTCAGCACGGAAAAAGATCCCATCGACCAATTGCCCTCGCGTTGGTTAGGTAGCACAGGACGCAAAGAAAGCAGTGGCGACCTTGACCTGCAGATTGATGCCAATGAAATCAGCAAGGCCGAGTTAGAAGGTAGGCTGGCTGACTGGGCCACAAAAAACAAAGTTGACCCCCGGAAATACATCCGTAAATCCGGCAGCGCGGTGCATTTTTTCACGGCTATCAGCGGCAATCCCAGCAACGGTTTCGTGCAGACCGATTTTATGTTTGCCAACAAGCCTCGCTGGAACCAGTTCATCCTGCGCAGTGATCCCAAAAGCCAGTACAAAGGCGCCCTGCGCAACATCATGATAAACTCCATGGCCAAAAGCCTGGGCTACAAACTCAATCAAAACGACGGCATCGCACAGAGATCCGACAATGAAATAGTGACTGATGATCCTGATGTTGTGGCCAAGATGTTGCTAAACCCTACAGCCTCTGCCAAGGATTTATATTCGGTAGAAAGCATACTAAAATCTCTCAAGATGGATCCCAAGCGCGAAGAAAAAATAGCAGATTTCCGGGCCCATATGCAAAGAGAAGGTCTGCCCTTTGATGAAACCTTGGAGGAAAGCGAAGTCAATTTCTTGGCTCGTTTGAGAGACCGCATAGTGAATCAAGGCATGATTGCCATATTTGAAGGTGTGCGCATAGAACATCCTGAGGACATGGTCTTGGACGGCGGCAGCCGGGGATTAAAGGCCGCGTTACAAGGCATCATGTCTGCAGCCAAACAGCCCGGTGATACCACGGTCAAGTGGGATGGTCGCCCAGCCATAATATTTGGTCGCAAGCCCACGGGTGAATTCGTTCTCACAGACAAATCCGGCTTCCTGGCCAAGGGCTATGATGGCTTGGCCACCAGTCCTGAACAGATTGAGCGCATCATGGCCGCTCGTGGCGGTGAGCGCGGCGAACTGGTGGATCTGTATCGTAGATTGTTTCCTTTGTTGCGTCGTGCAGTGCCACAGGATTTCCGTGGCTATGTGCAAGGTGATTTGTTGTATGCATCACAGCCTGAGATAAAGAATGATGCCTATGAGTTCCAACCCAACACCGTGAAATATCGTGTGCCAGTAGATTCGGCCCTGGGGCAAAAAATTGGCAACAGTGAAGTGGGCATAGTGGTTCATACCCAGTTGGCTGCTCCTGGTGCTCCAGCCACACCCATCAAGGCCACACAGTTGGCTGACGTGCCGGGACTGTTGATCCTGGATCCCAGCCTTAAAGAAACCGGGCAGATACGTCTCAATGATCGCACAATCAAAGACGTGCAACGCATAATTTCGAGCTACGGTGCTGCCATAGACCAACTGTTCAATCCGGCCGAACTACGGGCTCGCAAGATCACAGACCTGCCTGCGCTGATAAAACAATACATCAACAGCCGCGTGCGTTCAGGATCCTATGACAATCTCATCCAGGGGTTTGGCGAGTGGGTCAAACGCCAGGCTCCGGCCAAGGCCCCACGCATATTCCAATGGGCCACAGAAAACAAACAGGCCATGGCTGCTGTGTTCCAGGCATTCTTGGATATCAGCAGCCTCAAAAACGAACTGGTACGTCAGTTAGATGCCCAAGGACAAGACGTGCAGGCCTCGGTGAACGACGAGCCTGGGCATGAAGGCTATGTCGGACAGGGCATGAAGTTCGTGGATCGCATGCGATTTTCAGCAGCTAACTTCGCTAAAAACAATCCAGAATTAGCATAGCAGATACCATTTTTATCCAATCTGGTAAATAAAAGTAGGCCCGCCAAAGGCCAAACATTAGGAGAAATATCATGGCAACAGTAACACGCACATCTGGTGATTTTAAGCCAGTAATGAACCAGGACACACCGTCCTATACCTTTACAGCGATCAATGCTGTTACATCCGGTGCTTCAGTCAACGTACAAGGTCCTAAACTGGACTTCGGTACAGTGACATTCACTGGTATCGCTACACCTGCCAACGCTGACATCCTGACAGCAATGGAAACCATCCAGCAAAAAGCCACAGTGGCTATCTATGAGTTCACCGAAGTTGGTGGCAACACAGACACGCTGGGCTTGGCGATCTACCCCACTGGCGCTTGGGATTTTACCAACGGTGGCGATCTTGACGTAGCATTGACAGCAGCTCTTGGTTACGCAGTGACCACAGCCGCAACAGCAACATTCACAAACTAATCCATTAGCATGTGAACACAAACCCCGGAACTTCTCCGGGGTTTTTGTTTGGCCGTAAATATCACCATGCAACCCATAGCATTGTGGCCCGTGATGTTCTACGATTTCCAATGGTCTGATCATGACCATTGGGTCCAAGATCTCACCAAACTCTGTTATGAATTAGAGGCCAAAAAACACGTCAGCGGCATAGCAACGCAGGCCAAACGCGGTCTCTACGAAAGCGGATTTGATTTTGTGCAGGATGACTCGCCCGCGGTTCAGGCCTTTGCTACCTGGGTTCGGCAGTGTTTTTCTCAAGCCATCACGCATGCCAATCAAGCATTTTGGCCCACGGGTTTGAATTTGGATGTTGACATACACGAATCCTGGTGCCATATCACCCGAGACGGTGGTTACCATGACTTACATGCCCATCCAGACAGTTCGTGGTCTGCTATCTATTATCTTGACATTGGCGACATGAAGGCTGGGGATAAAAATGGGGTCAATAGATTCTACAACCCTAATCATTGCATGTATGTAGATCCCGGCACGGCCTGGATGCAGAACAGCACCAGCACTGATTTCATCGCAGAACCCGGCATGATGGTGATATTCCCCAGCTGGGTACCACATTCAGCACTGACTTATCGTGGCACACAAGATCGCTTGGTCATTGCACTGAACTGCAAAGTCAGAGAGGTCTGACATGCGAGTAAGATGCAGTACCACTTTTGATATCACCAAGACTGGTGTGCGGCATAACATGAACCGCACCAAGTTTCCTTTCTTAGACCAAGCCGGTGCTATGATCCGCGATGAAGCGCAATGGACTCGGAGCCGCAATCAACAACGGAACTGGGAGACCTTGATGCAGATCATCAGTCTGCGAACATTGCCGGAAAACATTTCAACCCCACAGCGCGATCAGGATTCTTGGTCATTTGAGTTCGACGTGCCCACACCAGGCAGCGTGGCCAACATCGCAGGTCCTCTGGGACAGTTGGCCGAAGATTGCCAGGATGTTCCCATGATAGTAGGCCTGGATGAAACTGCTGGATCATCCCCATGCCTTGCCCCAGGGAGCAATGTATTTTTTACCGTGGTTGATCCATAAATATACCATGTCCGAAACTACCGAAATCGAAAAAAAGAGCCTGGAAGCACACGTAGAATTGTGTGCAGAACGCTATCGTTTCTTGGAAAACAAACTGGAGACTGTGGAAGGAAAAATACAGGATCTAAACAACGTGATACGAGAGGTCCATGACATGGTACAGGCCATGGCGGAAAAACGCACCGATCAGATCATAGCCTGGGGCATGGGATTCATCACTGTGCTGGTAGGCACACTTGGTTACCTTTTGGCTATATACGTAATCAAATGAACGAACAGATCTTAGACCGCCTGAAAGACATGGTGGCCATGGACATTGAACAATTGGCTAAAAATGCCATTTTGCCCGATGGTCCGGGTTACAACGTTTTTGAAATATACAGCATCCAGCCTACACAAGGACTTTGGAATGTGAGCCGACGAGGCATTGAAATATCTGTGATGACTTCGCTGAAATCTGCTTTGAGTTGGTGCATTGCCGACAAATATCACCAGACACGTTTGAGCACTGACATTATCGCGCTAGATCAACAATGCCGTTTGACCCAGAGCGACATTTTCGTGAGATCTTCATTGCAAAAGAAAATACGAGATCGCGATCACAAAGAAGCAGTGAACATGAAAATTTATACCCGCCAACTCCGCTTGAAGTCGCTGTCCAAGCGGCTGGAAATTTGCGTAAATCAGGCTAAATATCTACAAATACGAGGATTCAACAATGAAACTGCAAGATCTGGACGCACGTCGTCCAACAGACCATATCGCTAAAACCCTGCGCAGCCACATGGGCGACCGCATGGACTTCAATCGTTTGAGCACGGAACAAGCACAAGCATTGTTGAATCGTACCACAGGATTGTTACGCGAGTGGCGTGGCAGCGTGAGCCGTCATTTTGCTGAACGCAATCCTGATTATCTGCGCTTGATCATGGTAGAACAGGCATTGAAAAACGTTATCGAACAAGCACCTGCATCTGCAGCTGGCATAGGCGATGTGGCCAAACAGGCTGCCTTGCAGACAGCCCAAGTGGCCCAGAAAAAGCGCGAAATCCAGGATCAGATCAAAGAAAAACAGCGCGAGATCTCCGAACTCCAGCGTGCCATGAACAATCCTACCATGATGGCAGAGAACAATAAAAAGCGTAGTCGCCGTCTCCGTGAAGCCAGCGAACTACAACAAGCACAGGTAGTGTTGGCCAGCCAAGACATGATCGATCGAGTGCAGGGCATGATGGAGGACATTTCTGAGATGCAGTTCAAGGATCTCCCTGCTTTGACAGATTCTATAAAAAATGACATGGGCGTGGAACAAGCATCGCAGTTCCAAAGCCAGGCAGCGGCGGCACTGACTAACTTGCTGGCAGCTGTGCAAGCAGGCAAGACCGAACTGGAATCAGCACAAGGTGTGCTCACAGGCCGGGCTCCGCAGG